ATCTACTGATTTATGAGCAACTGCTACTGATCTGACACGAAATTTAGTATTGTTTTTATGATTATAAACCATGTATTCTGTTTCGTAAGGAATATCAAGGGCAATAGATTCTAGCCATTTTTTCCATACTTCAATACGTTCTAATTCGTCTACAGAGGTTAACCAGCCATTACCTTTGGCTTCTTCGAAAGTTAAACCAAACATTTCACAATAGGCTTTATTGACCCATGTACAACGGCCTTCTGCATCACATTCATATGCACCAGTAGTAATTAAATTACTGGCTATCATTTTAGAACGAAGTTCGGCAAGAGCAACGGCATCATCAATTCTGTTGATTTGATCTTTGATAGATTTTCCGCCATTTTTAGATAATTCTTTATCTAAAGATTTGATTAGGGGAAGAACGGTTTCGTTGAGAGTTTTTTCAAAGTTTTCTTGGGTTTTGATGAGTTTTTTAATAGGTTGAATTAACATTTTCCAACCACCCCACAAAAATCCAACAATAGCGCCTAATGCTACAAGACTTTCTAATACTGCTTGAATAATAGTAATATATTGCATCTACAATTTATTTATTAAAATATAAAGGATAAAATAATCTTCTAGAAGATTATTTTATAGTAACAGTATTATCAGGATTAATGGTACATTCAAAAGGAGGAGTGTATTCGGAAGGTTGCATGGTAGCAATAGGCGTATTACCATATCCTCCAAGAATAAAGGTGGCTAATTCGCCTCCGTGTTTAAACATTAGTCCTGCATTCGGTCCAAGGGCATTTAAAACCTCTTGTGGATTAACACCGAGTTCGGCAGTTCTCGACCATAATTTTTGAAAAGGTTGTTGATGAATATTTAATATTTGTGTAGGTCCGTCCATACACATCTGTATTAATTCGTCAGCAATAACCTGTGCAGTCGTTTTTTCAATACTCAATGGGGCAAATAATGTATCGATAGTTGGCATATATAGATGATATTTATGCAGGTTCTATTATAAACCATGCCACATCCGAGGCATCTAATATATTAGTGCTAGTAATGGTGAAGGATGTTCCTGCGATTCTTGAAGATATATAAGGGGTTCCTATATTAGCAATGGTGCCACCTTGTATAGTTAAATGAATTCTACTACTATTTGTTACTTTTGTGGTATTTATCGTGGCAGTTCCTCCTGAAAGAGTGACCAATCCACTGATTGCATTGGTTCCTTCTTTAATTAAAAAGGAACTACCTACTGCACTTAAGGTGATACTACCAGCAAATGCGGTATTTCCTGCACTAGTAATATTAATTGTGGTAGAACCCCCTGTAACAAGTTGAATACCTCTTGCAGAACCCCCCACTGTTCCTTTATTGGTTCCTATTCTTACGGTGTTAGCTACGGTTTTCCAATCTATTTCAAAATCTTCAAAATTAGTACTATTGGTATAGGTATTCATCACCGAAAACCTTTGAGCCGTGCTGGCGTTTTTTTGCACTAAACATGTATCACTACCGAGAGTGGTGCCTGCCAATTGTGGACCTGTGAAATTATATTGACTAAAATTTACCTGATCGAGGCATGCTCCTAATAACTCTACCGTGAACCATCCTCCTTGGGAGGAGGTCCATGCCTGCGCCCCGTTAACGATGCAATCCATTCGAGTAGATGCAATCGATGCAAATCCAGTATTTGACGCCCCAATACATAACATAGGCGTAGTGAATGCTTGCGTACCTGAAACAGTAAGATTTCCTGAATCATCAATAGTACAATAACTACTTTTTAATGTTTTACCTCCTGAACCACTAGTCCGAAGAATAGTATTATTCACAAAACCAGTACTACCTCCTACTCCACTTACCGAACTCAATGAAGTTAATATAGAATAAGAAGTGTTCCAATTAGCACTATTAGCTTGAACCGTATTAGTTGTTGCAAGGAAAATACTGGAATTGCTTCTTGCCCAAGTAGTGAAAATTGGATCAGTTTCAACACTTAAGCCACTCAATACCCAAATGGCACTATTATTTTGAACAGTTGTTCTTGTATCAACATAGTTAGCACTATTACTATTAACATTGGAATAAACACTCGAATTATTTCCTGATTGAGTATTAAAACTATTATACGTACTTTGCCAATTACCAGTTAATGTCTTAATATCCGTTCCTTGATAATTCCACTGAACAGCACTGTTACTTTGAACAGTATTAACCGCATTAATATACGAGGCGGAATTATTATTGACATTAGAAAATACCGAATTCCAATTAGCAGAGTTAGTATTAACTGATGAAAATACCGAAAGATTGTTTGCTGACTGTGAATTAAAGGTAGTATAATTACTATTATAGTTTGCACTATTACTATTAACATTGGAATAAACACTAAGGTTATTAGCAGATTGTGTAGAGAAACCGTTGAATGTATTTTGCCAATTAGCACTAATAGATTTAATATCAGTTCCTTGATAATTCCAATTTAATGAACTATTAGTTTGAACCGTAACAAAAACATTTTGCCAATTAGATGAATAGGTATTAGAGTTAGTATAATTACTGGAATTGTTTGCACTATTCGAATTTACATTGGAATATACGCTTAGATTGTTAGCAGATTGCACACTATAACTAGTATAACTATTTTGCCAGTTACTTGTTAAACTTTTTATATCTGTTCCTTGGTAATTCCATTGAACCGCACTATTAACATTAACATCGGAATATACTGAATTCCAATTAGCAGAATTAGCATTTGTAGTAGTATAATTACTAGAATTATTTGCACTAACTCCATTGACATAATTGAATACAGAAGACCAATTGGCACTGTTGCTATGAACATTAGAATAAACACTTAAATTGTTGGCTGATTGAATATTAAAACTAGTATAATTGCTTTGCCAATTACTTGTTAAACTTTTAATATCAGTTCCTTGATAATTCCAATTTATTGCAGAATTACTCTGAACAATATTATATGTTGCTAAAAATAAAGCAGAATTATTATGTGCCCAAGAAGTAAAAATAGGATCAGTTTCTACGCTTAATCCACTTAATACCCATATTGAGCTATTAGTTGCAACCGTATTTAGAGTGTTTTGCCAATCACCAGTTAAGACCTGAATATCTGTTCCTTGATAGTTCCATTGAATAGCCGAATTGTTAGTAACAATAGTAACAACATCATTCCAATTAGCAGAATTAGAATACACTTGAGTATCAACGGTTGAATCGATGCCAATACCTGTTAAAGTGTTTCCGCTCCAATCAAACATTACATCTCCATTTGCATTATGTAATACTCTTGCATTAGGATCAATACTGATTTGATTATTAGAATCTTGAATAGCAGTATTTGGAAGAAATAATAAAGGAGAACCAAGGGGAAGATAATATACTGTTACACCGTCTTGTTGAAAATTTGTCAATCTTCCTGCTTGATAATTTAATTCATAATTAACTGAACATTTTAAAGAAATACCTTTATTTCCACCAATACCTAAATCAGTTGTTCCTTGTGTTAAATTTGATCCATTTTGAAAAGCAATAATGGCATCTTGATTCATTATTCCCCCCGATAAAGGAAGAGAATTTTCTTGAACAAATAATGCGGAACCGGCTGCATCAAATGCTGATATATCTTGAAAAGCAGCAGAACCTAAGAAGTTTCCTCCTATTAATAATTGATCCGCAGAAATAGAAGGAGAATATAATGCATCTAGAGTATTATTATATAAATGTAAATCTCCAGTCATCGTTCCTCCTGCTAATGGCAGATAATCATTTTGAATATTGGTTACTGTTGAATTAATATTATCTAAATCATTCTGCACATCAGAAGATACAGAAGTTCCAAACTTTCTATACAATTCTGTGTTAAGATTAATCTGTTGTTGTGATGCCATTGTTCAATTATTTACATTAATCACGGTCTTCCCAATTACCAATATAATTTAAGGCAACCCATCTATACGGACAAGGAACGAAATAACTTATTTGAAAACCTCCTGTTTCAGTTATATCAAAAGTATTAGGATCAACTACATCAACCCATTCACCATAAGTATAAAAATTACCAATGACATTATTAAGTAAAACTAAAAAATTTCCCTCATCTTTATTATAGGCCATATATCCAATTGCGCCACTATCTCTTCCTTTTAAAGTGTCGCCATAATTAATTGTTCCATACCAATTATAAGACCATATCTGTGCCTCATTAACGGGTAATGATATTAATTCTAAGTAATTTCCGACATCACTAGCATAACAAGAATATTGAGCCATATTTCTTCCCAAACGAAAACACCATTCACTATTATCGCCATTATCGGGATATACTGAAAATTGACTTAATGCATCAGGTTTAGTTGCAAGAAATTTAAAAACCCCTTGACCGACTGCATCTGCTAAAGGAGGTAAATGAAAAGAAGTATAACTATAATATGGAACGGATTGATCAGTTAAAATCAATCCTGCTTGATCAACCGAAATAGGAATATTATACCATCCCGGTCCATTATTAGGAGCAATGAAAATACTGTTCTGCCATGATGCCGAATGAGTCTGAACAGTCGTAGTAGTATCTTGTCCACCATTCCCCCATACTGCCGACATTCCACTTACAGTAGTAAATGTGCTATTCCAATCAACGATTTCTATATCAGTAATCTCTTCCGAATTAATGAATATATTCGTAGCAGAGATAGTTAATCCGCTTAAATTACCGCTAAGCGTTCCTCCACTTAAAGGAAGATAATTAACGGTGATTTTATTGACTCCTTGAGCAAAATCGGTAATATCCTTTACCGTATGAGTATGGGCAATATTTTTAGATACTATTCGTTGGGAACAAGACACTAAATTATTTACCAATTAATTCATTAGGTCAAATCTTCCACCGTAATTTCCCCCAATTGCATCAATTCTCTAATTTGCTCGATAATTGCATTTCTATCCACTTCCTCTGGCTCGTAATAAATTATCTGTGCATCCTCATAGATAACAGTCGGAGCGTTTAAATCACTGGTTATAATTAAACCATTGAGGTACGGATATTGCTCCACACACCAACTATAATGTTCTGGTACACTTACTGGATAAGGATTTTCGACTCTATTACATCTATTTGCATCTTTAGTCAATTTACTCCATCCACAATCATTGACTGCAATAATATCAACTAATCCCGGCCCCCCAGCAGTCGGCATCTGAAAGCTTAATCTTTGTGGACTTATCAACGAAAACGTATCAATAGGATAACCATTAATAACTGTTCCATCCGGCATAGTAAATGCTGACATTGGATACATTAGCGAATTATTACCAGAAAGATATAAGTTAGTAACTTGTTGAAACCCGCCTCCATCTACATTAATCGTAGGCGTATCAGTCGTTCTAAAATAATATTCATTAACAAACCTCAATTGCGGTTGCCCCGATATTGAATAATAATCCGTTTGATTAGCAGAAGCATAATTCGCAGTTGTTTTATAATCGCAATCCAACATATCTGTTACAATTATATCATCATAAATGAAACAGATGGGTTTAACTGGATTTAGAACTGTTCTGAATAACCAAGTCTTAATAGTAAATTTAGCCGTTGCAGTTAAACGATACGGAACTTTATTGTCTAGATTTCCTCCTACTGTCGGATAATCCATTCCAATATTTCCATCCCAATGGGTTTCTACTCTCAATTCATTTCCTGTCTTTGGTTCTCTTATTGAATACACGATATATGGATTAAAAAACACGGAAAAATTCTGAATAATTTGTTCAACGTCTTGTTGATACTTTCCAAGAATAGTAATTTCTACATCAATATTCCAAGGAATAGCTCTGATATTAGTAAACCCTCCTTGTTCATTTTTATAAATTATATCTTCTGTTTTATTCTTGTTACGACTATCATCTCTTCTCATTCCAGTAGTTGTCATTGCAACAATAGGAAATTTAACTGTGTCAGGCTTACCAGTTATATCTTGAAGAATTCTAGACTTTGGCCCATAAATGAAATTAACCTTGATACGATCCGTTTGCTTACCCGTCATATCTTCATAACGTCTAATCTCCATAGAATCTAAAACATGTTCCAACATCTTCAGATTCTTACTGATTTCAAAATTATAATTATACTCTTCCATTTAAATTATTTACATAAATATTATCATGGCATATGCTGATTCATTGTTCTCCTTTACTCCCCAACATGGTTATTCATTTAATCCTGTTGGGAATAACAGAAGTGGTGATAATGCTAATCCAATCAGTGTTAATACCAATCCATACGTTCCTAATTGTGGACCAAATCTAATTGAACAAATCCATAAACAACAATACCAGGAATATGTTAATAATTTCGGCCAAACTATTTCTTATCAACCCGTAAAATATAATTTCAATACCCACAATTTCCTTTATGGTGAAGACCCAACATCCGGTTATTTCTATGCAAGAAAAATGAAAGCAATTATTGAATTTAGTTCTTATACAACTTTCTTAACTAAATTTGGTATTATGTCTGATTCTGATATTACGATTTATATTCCTATTTCAGAATTTAATAGAGCATGGGGTTCTCCACAAGGGGAAACTTATCCATTAGCAGGAGATTTATTTATTATTGATGCAGAAGCATGTGATAGACCCCTCGGCCAGTCCCCAATGTGCTTCCAAATTTCTGATAAAGCTGATAATATTAAACCTGTTGATTTTATGGGTAAACATTATGTTTGGAAATTAGTTGCTAATAGATTTGACTACAGCTACGAACCCAATGCTCCTGTGGAGAAATTCTTATCAGAAAATTCAGGAGATTCTCCTGCATATGGAAGATTACCAGGAGGCGATAACCCTCCTGATTTATCCACTAAAGAATATAATATTGATACTTTTAGCAGGGCTGAATTTGATTTACCTAAAAAAGAACAATCAGTATATGGGACTTATTTGTAATTTACTTGTTTGTTATTCTGTGCTACATTAAATACTTAATGATGGATATACAGAATAATAATAAAAGAAAGAAATGGACAAACGAGATGATCAAACAGGAAGCTTTGAAGTATAATACTCGTTCTGATTGGGGTAAAAATTCAACTGTTTCGTACTGTCTTGCAATACGTAGAAAAATATTAAATGAATGCACTTCACATATGGTTTATAAGACTAATCCTTTTGTTGATGACATAGGTATAATATATGCATATTTATTTGAAGATAATAGTATCTATATAGGATTAACGGTATGCCCGGAGAAACGTCGCTCGACACATTTACGCGAAGGAATTGTAAGTGAAAAAATAAAACAAAATATAAAATTTGAATATAAAATATTAGAATCTAATATTCCAAATAATATTTTATCGGACAGAGAAAAATTTTATTTGGAATATTATACAAGAGAATTCCCTAATTTAACCCTTTTGAATAGAAGTAAAGGTGGCTCTAGAGGATCGTTATACAATAAAATAAGCAATGACCAATTAAAACAATCTGCCCTTGATTTTACTTCCAGAATACAATGGCATGATAATGCCCCTAAGATGTATTCTATAGCAGTAAGACGAAAATTAGTTGATTGGTGTTGTGCTCATATGGTACCACTGAGAACGGATTGGAATGTTGATAAGGCAGTAAAAGAAGGTTTAAAATATTCATATGTTTCTGAATGGCAAAAGAATAATAAATCATCGTATAATTTCTTAAACAATAAAGGATTGGTTCATCTTGTAACTGAACATTTAGAGAAGAAACATCTATCATGGAATGAAGAATCAATCTTAAAGGAAGCGCAGAAATATACATCGTTAAAAGACTGGTACACTTGTTCACCCAAGTCATATTCTTCCGCAATTAGATTAAATCTTTTTGATAAATGTTCAGCACATATGACGAGATTAAAAAGACAGTGGGATGCTGATTCAATATTAGCAGATGCCAAATTATATAACAATATCACAAAATGGATAAAGGCGAGTTCGCGTGCCTATACAGTTGCTAAAGAACTGAACATTTTAAAGGAATGTACTGCGCATATGGTTAAACATTCTGAACTGTGATTTTTGAATTTTTGATTAAATATAACGATTATATAAATAATCTTATATGCAAATAAAGAGAAAACTGATAGTCGAATCGCCCTTATACGATCTTCAATATGAAATGGTTCAAGAGAACAAAGAAGCGGATAAGAAAATATATTTTTCTGGCCCCTTTATCGTTTTGAATAAAAAAAATAAAAATGGTCGCATTTATGAAGAGGATGAAATGGTTCCAGCCGTTAATAATTTTATCGAAGAGTATGTAAAGAAAAATAGAGCGGGGGGTGAATGTAATCACAGCGATTCCCCAGATGTATCGTTGGAACGTATTGCTCATAAGATAATATCGCTAAAACGGGATAATAATGATTCTGATGCATATATCGGTAAATCAGAAGTTATTACTGCTAATCCTGCTGGCCGCATCCTCGAAGGGCTTATAAAATCAAATTTTATATTCGGAGCCTCAACAAAATGCTTAGGTGTCATACAAGAATCATCTAGTGGAAACCTAGTAAAAAATCCTATCTTGATCGCGGTTGACGCCGTATACGAGCCTAGTGGTATGAACTGTTATGTCCAAGGAATTTTAGAAAATAGAGAATATATTATTGGAGATGATGGAAGGGTGGCGGAGGCTTATGCTGCATTAGATAAAAAACTATCTAAGTATCCTTCCAAGCATTCTGATGAGATTCGTGCATATATTGTAGAGAATTTACAAAAGTTCCTTGCTAAGATTTAATATGGAAAACTTAGAAACCATTTATGAGAGTATGATAACTCCTGTGCAGGTTGGTCCTTTGACATTTACTAAGGAACCGATTGAATCTAATATTATTGATGTGGAAGAAGGGGATAATTTATCTGAGGAGCAAGAGGTTAAAATTGCTAAGCAGATATTGAAGCAAGTGGATCAATTAGATATGGCGGCGGATGAAGCGGCGGTTAAGTCATATCGTAGGAAGTTAGAAAGTATTGCAGATAGTATTAGGGATTTGGCTAATCAATTTATTCAAGGACATCCGGGAATTTAATTAAATATGAAGTTTAGTGAATTTTATAAATTGTTGGTGGAGAGTCCTAGTATGGACAATTCTGTTCCACAATCTTCGGAACAAAATATACAAAATGATGAAAACTTCATGCAGGATTTAATTCCCATGGGAAAGTTGTGGGGTTATAATTTCTTTCGTCATATAAGAATAAACGGTAATGTATCTTATTATCTTTTAGACGAAAAGAATATTAACATTATTCTTAATGTATCTATTCAAAAGTTAAAATCAAGTTACGAGGTTAATTATATATGGAAATCTAAATCATCGGAGAAAGGATTAATGACTAAATTCTTTAAGGAATTTTTGATTCCAAAATATAAAGTATTGGAATCTTCTACAAGTCATAGTACTGTTGCTAAGAATTTTTGGTTTAATTTTATCAAGAATAATTTAGGGGTTTATAGGTTTTCATTTTTAAATCACGGAAAGAATGAAATCTTTATTGATGATATGGTAACTTTGAAGGTAGAGGAGAACTATATTTGGAAATGGTCATATATTACTTTACGAATTTATGAAAAGTAAATATCGGGATGGTTCACACTTTAGATAAGATTAATCAACCAAAGCAATATAATGATATTCACAAAAATATCATTAAAGATTTATATAATGGAGAGAATTTAATTATATCGCAGAATCGCGGTTGTTTCGTTTCCACTATATTGATCTTTTATTGTTTGAATAAGATTAAAGAGAATCCAAATATTCTTATTAATTATTGTGGAGCGAATGGGTCATTTTCCCGTCATTTCGTTTCGACTCTAGTAAATTATGGAGCATTGTTTAACTTAGATGGATGGGCATTAAACGATAATATAGATCGAGATGTTTTTTGTGAAAAAAATTATGATATTAGTATCTTTGATGGAATGTATGGATATTCGCATTTTTTTTCTGATTTTTTCAAGATTAAATCAAAGCAAAAAATCTTTACATGTTATTGTAAAGCAGCAATAACTCAAGTAGAAAAATATGGTAGTTTTGAAGGATTTAATTTACATACTCTTCAAGCTGAATCGGTTTATACTAAAGAAGAATTAGAACAGATTAGAAAGACATACGATACTAGTATTCATGATGATTGGAATGAAAGTGATTATCTTAAAGATTATGGAGATTTAACTAAAGATCATTCATTGCCAAGAGAAGCATATCATAGAGGACTTCCTGAACTTGATGATTATCTGGCAAGTCTTTAAATACTGGAATGCACAAGAAGGCATTTAAATTGAACTATCATCATTGTGCAATTTGTGATATTGATGAATATGAATTATTAGATGTTCATCGAATTAAAGAAGGCGAAGAATATTCGTTACAAAATTGTATTTGTTTATGTTGTAACTGTCATAGGAAACATCATTCAGGATTGATTAAAATTCTGAATAAGAGATATTCATCTAATGGATATTTTCTAGAATATTTGGATGAAGAGGGTAAAGAAATGTTTAAGATTCTTTAAATATTAGCAATGCCATTTTCTTAAACTTTTGTTCACTCTGCTATTAGGATCATGTGCAGTTTCAGCAGAAGTTAGTTTAGCTTTTAAGCCTTTCATACGGGAACAGAATGATTTTCTACGTTTAGCAGATTTGCTTCCTTTTTTCAATTTAGAAGGATCGGTAGTTACGGCAGTTTTTAGTTTGGAACCGGGATGTTCTTTTTTATAAGATTCGACTCCTTTTTTATTAAGTCCGCCTTCGGGATTTTTACCTTCTTTTCTTTGCCATGCAGGGGTTGAACTTTCTTCAACGGGAACACAATCAGGAACCATCTTCTTTCCTTTCTTTTTCATTCCTACTTTTTTATAGCCTTTCCAACAAGCTTCCAAGATAGAATTTATATAGTCATCGAATTTATCAGTCATATAATTTTATTTACATATGACTGATAAGATTAATGATTATTTCGGTGCAGGAATATATTCAGGGTCTGGGATTATATATTCATCATCATAGAAGCGTTCCCATTCACATTTTTTATGTCCTTCACAAGTATAGAAATACCAATAATGATGTTCTTCCGCTGTTTCCATTTTAAACCAGCATTTCACATTTCCCCAACAAGGTTGATTAAGAGAAGAGATATGATCCCAATTACATTCTTCGCCATGTTCACCGGTCTTATATGATTTTGATTTAAACATTTGGTTCAGGAATATAATCAGGATATGGACGTTTGCAGAAATCTTCCCATTTTTCATATTCAACAGGAACAAATTCAGAAATGTCATCTGGATAAAGTTCTTTCATAAATATATCCCAATAAGAGGTTTCTTCCGTTGAGAAACTTATGAAGTTACATTCTGCTCCACCACAACAATTAGATTTTTTATATGATTTTGATTTAAACATTTAGTTCAGGAATATAATAATCGTTGTTGTAATTATCAGCTAATTCTCTATGTCCTTCACATGCATGTATCCATTCACAATCAGTAAAATCTTCATTGCATTGTTCATCTACAACTTCGACATCTCCCCAACAAGGTTTCTCTTCTGTTGAAAGAAAGGCATAGGTGCAACCATCGCCACAACATGCCCCAGGATTATAAGATTTACTATAATGTTTCATAATTAAATTTCCTCAATAATAGATTCTTGTGTTTCCGTATCAATTTCACCTTTATCAAGTTCAATCGATTCTGCGGTCAGAAAACGAAAAGATTTCAATTTGTATACTTCCCATTGATTAGGTTTATCGACTCTAACAATAACCCCTTCGGCAGGAGTATTCGGCACCTTTACACAATATCTACAATCCTTTTCTAGATAATCATCAATCATTTGTTGAAGAAAATCTTCTTGCCAATGATTATCTTTTTGAAGATCATATAAATCTTTCACTTTACCGTAGTAATGAACATATGGTGTTTTGATACCATAACGGTTACAATACTCTACCATTTGAGGATGAGATAGTTCAAAAACATCGCCGTTGTTATTAGTGAAAGTCATTCGATAAACAATACAATCTAATGAACCTTCTGCACAACCATAATCGTATGGTTTTTGGATCATAGCGCCAGTAGGAGTATAGCCAACAATTTCACCATAAAAACTATAACCTTGTTTTAGAGAAGGAGATAGTCTATCAGATGCAATTTTCCAAACATCAGTATCATAATAATGATTATTTTCTTTATCATCATTTAATGCTTGATTCTTTATGACACTACGAGATGAAAAAAGAATGCCGTATTCTGTATCTTTTACATCAGCACCAAAGAACTTAGCAATCTTTTCTTTTAGAGAAAGTTTCTTTTTAACTATAACATTGGAAACAACAAATGATGTGCCGTGGTACTTTTCAGTAATAGCAATAGTATCGTCCCAAGCAAGTTTAGACATATTTTTCTTTAACTGTTCAGTTGAAGGATGAAAATGAAATTGATTTTCAACTAATTTAGATTGATATTTCTTGACATTACCTCTAGTCTTTTTAGAAGTATTATTAGGAATACGTTGCCCTTGTGGAATATATTTCCGACATAGTTGATGATCTAAAATAGTATCAAAATCAGTTCCTTCAAAAGTGCCATCAATCACAACTGTTTTACCAAGAACATCTTTGATAAAGGATTCGAGAGAAGAAACAGGAATAATATATCCTTCACTTTTTTGTGAACGTAAGCTCAGGGCTTTCACCCGACCTGATGAAGAGAAGAACGCCTTAGTAGTTTTATCCGCATTCAAATCTTTATCAGAATATGAATTAGAATAAGAAAGAAAATCTTTACTGATTGCACATTCTAAAGGAAAATAACAATATAGTCCCGGTTGAGAATTAATACCGGTAATTACTACATTTCCTTGAACATTTGCTAGAAGAAGACGATCCGCATTAGGGTGACTTCTAAAAGAATCAATTCGTACAATTGATGCGAGATAATTAATGTTGTGATCTTTTGATTTTGAGAACATGATTTACTGTATCATGGTTTAGAGGTTAAGTCAATTGCTTTTTAAATATCAGGTAAAGGATGTTTTAAACATTCAGGAACTTCAATACGAGCAAATCTAGCCCAATATTGTTTTGTAAGCTTACTGTTATAAGGCCATTCTTTTTCAGTTAAAAACTCAGAAAACGTGATATAAGTGTCATGTTCTTTGAGATAATCTTTAATAGGTGGCGCTTTCTCTTTAATGGTATCTGGAACAGTAGTATTTGCCACTAATGCTTCAAAAATTTCATTACTATTAATAGTTACGTCTTCTTGATATGGCGCAATAACATTATCAATAAATTCTTCAAGGGTATCAAATAATATGATTGCTGCTTCCCATGCTAAACGATTATTTCTAAAACATTCTTCATAATTTTTTGTATAGAATTTTCCGGTGATACAATCAAATAATCCTATAGGACCATCCAAATCATCTTCTGCTACATTAAATCCGTATTCTCTTAACTGTTGTTTTGCTATTTTGTTATCCATAAATTTTATCTCTTTAAAAATCCTTCATTGTTACTAACCTTACCACATGCTAATCCTGCTTCATTAATTAATGCAAATTTAACAAATTCTTTATCGAAGTTCTTGAATACTTCATAAAATGCAACTTTATTTCTTGGATCATTACTGGCTCTTAAGGAAGCAAAATAACCAGGAAGTCCACCGACTTTATATTCAACCGCCTCCACGTAAACATATTTATGATTAGGATTTTCACGGGGAACATTCTTAATTGTGTTATTAGTACAATCAAAAATATCAATAGGTCCACGCATATTAACAGGGCTTACATAAAAACCATATTGCGCACAAATATTACGAAAATCTTGTTCAGTGAATTTGAGAGAGGAAGAAAGGAATGAGTTAGACATTATAAGTAATTATTCCGAATTTTATAGATTTCTACGTCGTATTTCATAAAATCCTAAACAAGACTTGACCGCAGTATGTATTATAGGAAATAATAATTTCGCTTTTTTATATAAAGTATATTTTGATATTGCTCCAAAACTGGCTTCTACTTCATTACAAAATAAACTAATAATATTAGGATTTTCAAACTTGTAAGGATTCCTTTGCCATTGTTTATAATGCATTATTTCATGACGAATAATGACTTTTCGAGTGATCCAACTATTATAATTGTCCCATCCTTTTAAATATAGTTCATTTAAAATAAGAGTAGGTATAGATTTTTTAATATTGAAACATCCCGCAAAAGGTTGTTCTTTATCATCTATATAAATTCTTTTAAATGTCATAACAATTATTAGAATTGTTTACTTGCAGCACAAGGTCCATCATGTCCTACTTCTCTGGAACATTCCCATCCTGGAGGAGGAACGTTACACCTTTCAGAATCTTCTTTTAAAAGTTCTGTTTCAAGTTGTCTAATAGTGAGTTCTAGATCAATGTTAACGTTATTTAATGCTCTTTCTAAGCGTTCCTTATCCGCCAAGAGAAATGCTCCTGCTTTTTCTAAATTTCTTTTTCGTGTTGTTGGACGAAATAAGTCCTTTCCCCAACAATCAGGCCACCAATTAATTGATTCATTAATATAAGCAAAAGCCCCCATTGCTAATTCACCATTAACATGTGAATCGTCATGGGCAGTTGACCATAAAGTCTTCTGTCGTTCTCTTTCTTTCGTAATTAGTTCTTTAGCGTTCATATTAAAACTGTTTCCCATTAGCTAATTTTCGTGCCTCATGCTTATGATCTTCTCTAGTGCGATTATATTCCATCTTCTCTTCAAATGCTCCTTGAAGATCATAACCAAATGCAGCAGCATAGTCAAAAATCCTAATCAAAGTATCTACAAGTTCTACTTCTGCCATTTTTCGATGAGGAAGTTTATCATCCATTAGATTCTTTCTTTCGCCTTCTAAGCATTCAGAAATTTCCGAATGAATTAATGCAAGTAGTTCCCCTTTATTACGGAAAAGAGGTTCTCCCGTTTCAATATTTTGCCACCATTTTTGGTTAGCAGCATGACAGATTTTAGCATATTCGTTTAGGTTCATGTTTTATTTGTTTCTTCTTTTATCTACAACTTTAACAGGTTCAGGATTAAATGAAAGATAATACTCTTTCATCAATTCATAAAGTAATTTATTAGGAACTGCTCGTTTTCGTCCAACTTCTAACCATTCATATTTCAAATAATCATGACAGAATAATGCCACAGCACTTGATCTGGAGACACCTGCTTTACAGTTTACGATAACATTTTTATCTTTATGTTTCAAGATAAAATCTACAATTTCCTTGGCTTGTTCTTTAGTAGGAGGTTGTGCCCATTCATCTGTTCCAATTATAGGAACCTCCTTAACTATATCCCAAAAACTAATATGTAGATTAGGAAGCTCATCCAGAAATTCATTTCTAATTGCATTATAGCTTGTATCGGGTTCACCGATTGCAATCCAAATTGCTTTGGCTGGATCAATATAGTGGGACCAATCTTCTGCCTCCTTACGAGGGATATTAACAACTGTTGTCATAATTATACTTTAAACCATGCTCCTCGTACAATGAAACGAATTTTATTTTTTCTTAAATTATCAAGAAAAGTTTGCGTTATTCCATCCTTTGACAATCCTGATTCCTCAATTTTAATATCTTCTATGCGTGTAATTCGATAAAACGAAAAAACATTATAATCAAGTTTATTTCGAAGCAAGTCTACTTCATTAATAAAAAGTGATTTTTCAGTCATTACCCACATACTACCTGCTTCCACTGCCCAATTATCATCTCTAAATGGAGGAATATACGAATCATCATATATATCCTTCCTGCTCTTATTATACAATGCCACAGGATGTTTCATATTGGTGTCACATACATGAAATCCGGCATTTCTAAAAATATCTTTAACTTCTTTTTCTGTTGGAATCCAATCTCGACTCTCTGATCCAAATAAAGGAACAACACATAATCCTGGTAACATTTTTAATAAATTTCTTCTATTCATAACGATATACTTATTTTAATCCATACTAACCAATCTTGCAACATATTGTTTTATTTTTCCCTCGTCATATTTATGATAACTTAGGGTTCTTTAATAGAATATATTGGAGCATCCATCGGTTAAAAGATTTAAACTTAAATTGACTAAAATCTTTTGTAATAATAGCATTGTGAAAATCACGGATACTGTCCTCCGCATTCTTAGGAGCAACAGTGGGTTCCATTCTCTCATATTCTGAAAGTTCATGGAAAACAAATACATTAGCCCCATCCGATTTAGCTTTCTTTGCATATGTAACTATATCTTCCTTAGTGTATAAAAGGTAGAAATCTCTGGCAAATGCAATCTTCCCTTGCAAATCTACTTCTTCATTAGGAGACGAAGCATAAAACATTTTATTCTCGTTCAAATCGTATATTCCAACAGGATTAGGACAGTTATCACTAATATGAAACCCTTCATTTCTAAAAATATCTTTTATTTCTTCTTCTGTTGGATACCAACTATTTTCTTGATCGTTCATATATCCATAGTCTAACCCACAATTATTCCAAAAGCAATGACTATTTGTTTTATTTTTCTCTCTTGATAAATATTATCACCATGACTAGCGAAGCTCAATCCCATATTCAAAAATTCCTCTATAACCTATCTACTGGCAATTATGCCCATGCAGATAAAGAACTCAATAAAGTCGTTACCCAAAAAGTAAATGATCGTTACCAAGCTGCACTAGAGAAAATTCAAAAT